ATATTGTCCCTAAATGACTGGAATACCGGTTTCCCGCTGACAAGATACCCATACTGTCCGTCAATATAGATACGTTTATACATTTCGTCTTTGCCTTTGGCAAGGTGGACGTAATAGTTTTTTGCAAGGTGGGTAAGGTTTTCTGCATGGACTGATAACCCCGATGGTTGTTTAAATATTTTCCAATTTTCTGGTCGGACAATTTCGAATTGTTTGTATAACCAACTATCGTCTGAGGGTGGGTTTGTGTCCATTATCATCCCTGTCCATGATGGTCCACCATCACGCATACTGGGATAACGATTGATACGTCCATCCATAGCGGTTATAATTGCTGATGGAATTTCACGAACTTCATTGAACCACGCGCCGGTAAGCTCTAAGGAGAGGAGGTTGGATACTTGGTCAGGTCTGTCCAAAGCTCGAAATAAAACTTCCAAGTGGACACCTGGAAATTTAGTAATGATATAGCTATGGTCGGTAACACGGTACTCTCCAAAGAGTCTTGGCGGGAACCAATCATGGAATGTCTTGATAGTAGTGTCTTTAAGTTGGCCGTAGGAATTACGAACAACTGCCCACCTTGATCTTCTAATTCCATCCGGACTTGGTGTTTGTTCATTCGCCCTCCTTATTATATCAAACACACATGCTGACGATTTCCCCGAATTATGATGAATCGTTCCGTCTGCCGTTATATAGTTATTAGTATCACAAACCTGCATATCCCAATATTCTTCCTTGACATTCAATCTCTCTATTGATAATATGTGCCCATCGGATAAGGAGGAAGATTTAAATGAATGAAAATACTCGGAAAATAATTTCTTTGTGTGACGGAGCAAGGTCTTGTAAAGAGATAGCGGAAATCGTTGGAGTTGGGAGAAGATACGTTGGCAAGATTGCAAGGAAGTATAAATTACCCCAACTTCATTGTGGAGCACAACCTGGGAAGGATAACCACCAATATGTATCAGGTCGAAGGGTTGACCATGATGGATATGTTCTCGTAACTGCGCCGAAAAATCATCCTTTTGCCCGAAAACGTCCGCATCGAGAGAACTGGACAATATTCGAGCATCGTCTTGTAATGGAGGGAAAACTGGGGAGATATCTTCTTCCTTTTGAAGTTGTTGACCATAAAGACGGGCTGACTTTGCATAACGATCCATTGAATTTGCGATTATTTGATCGTAACAGTAAACATTTGGAGGTAACGATATCAGGTCTCCCGAAGAGTATTTCTTTATCTGGTCGAAAGAACCTTGCAACAAAACATCTCCGACTGCCAGATTTTCAACAAGTCGATACTTATGATCGGCGCAGAAAACGCGGTGATGTCCGGCTGCGACAAATTCTCCTCGCGGCGTTAGAATTCGGTATAGATAGTCCTTACCTTTTGGGAACGCACCACCACTTAAAGAAAGTTCAAATCGATTATTCTTCTTGTTCCAACTTAGAACTCGCGCTGGATGAGTTAAATCGGAGATACGAACAAGACCTTCTGTTGTAATTATTAGCTGGTCTCCTCGTAAACAGCCGAAGGGTCCCATCACCATACGAACACGGGAGTTATCCAACGTAAACTTTTTTAAAGTCGGCGCATCTGAATAATCATATACGACCTGAAATGTTTTACTCTCTTCCGCCAATCATAGTAACTCCAATTTTAGTACAGGTTCATATTCAGGTTCGTGTTACATTTTCTGGTTTCGTGTTATTTAACAACTTCCAAGGTTGTCTTTGGTTTGGTTACTTCTAGGTATAGCTCATACACATTTTTCTCAATGTCTTCCGGGAATTGATATTTAAAAGTATAATTTACCAGAGTGATGAATGGAGGAAGGAATGGAAGCGGAGAAAGGCTAACCATGGATTTCTTTTTCTTTGGATCTGGGCTGGCCTGGTCTCCATTGGTTATTACGACTATTCTGGGATTGAAAAGTTTGTTTCCTTCCAGCCTACCTAACAACATCATGCCTCCGTCAAATACTACCATAAGTTTGTCCATGACTCGTTTTCCTCCCTCTTAAAAGTTAATTTCTTGCTATGCCTGCATTAGCCCACATCACCGCTTCTTCAATCTTTGTTATCGCCAAAGATTTTTCCCTACTCTCCGGAACGACATGTTGGATAAGAAACACGAGTTCTTTTGCTTTACTTCTGATGTTTTGATATATTTCAGGCTGTCCTTCTTTTGGCGCATGGTACATAAAATTATTATTTATTGTTTTATCATCCATAATCACATCCTCCCTCAAAGTTTAAAGTTTATAATCTAATCCGCCATCCTCATCTTTTCAAAATAAACCAAATTCGTTTTACTCCCCACCCATGTGGCCAGTTCGTTTATATCATACCCCATAGATTCAAGTCTAGCATTAATATGGAACTCGGCAACTATATTGTCAACACGGGGAAGACAGGTGGAATTATAGAGGGTCTCGTACTCGGCACCTTCGATGTCCATTTTGAGAAGTTTAACGCGGTTAATTTCCGGGAACTTGCGGATATCGAATATATCATCAAATGCCACGACTTCAATATTTACTATGTCCTGGGCTTCGAAATTGGGAGTGACCACCATGGACGAACCACCGGAGTAGACCTTATCGCAGTAGATGATTTCTGATTTGTTGCTTCGACCTCCCACGCCGAGGTTGTATGGGTGGATGTTGGTAATGTTATTCAACCCTATATTTTTTATCATGGTGAAGAATGTTTTCTGGACAGGTTCAAGGGAAATGATTCTGGTAAAGGGAAACAGTTTGGCCATCATAATTGAGAACATTCCCTCGTTGGCACCGATGTCTAAGATAATGTCGCATGGTTGGAACTGTAAACCTCGGGAGAATATTTTATAGTTATCGGTAAATATTTCCTGGATAAGTTGTGGGGACGTTGGCGTGTTGGTGAATTGGAATAAGATATTGTTATAGGTTGTTGAGATTAAATTATCCGGCATAAATTACCATTCTCCTTTATTAAAAACGCCGCCACTTTATTTATTTGTTACTTACCTTTCTTTATTTGTTCTTCAATTATCGAATTTACTTGTAGCACATGCTGTAAATTCAAGGCTGCCTGTGTATACCTCAAAGCATCATCCGATTTGATATTACCAGTTATTTTTTCTGCTAACAACTTTATCGCTTTTTGTATTTCTTCTTCCATCGGGTTCTACCTCCAATAGTTTTATTTTTTATTTAAAAGTGGCGGCGTTCCACTTTATCATTTCCCCTTACCACGTCTCCGGTCCCTCCACTTTTTCCTCAACCACGATCCTTTTTTCGGCATTGGGATCAAGCGCATTCATCACCTGTTCCAAATCCACTCCGGTGTCGGTTAGCTTAATTGCCTTTTTGACTCTCGCTTCATCTTCCAATCCTTTGATGATAACGAACACTGCCGCGGAGCCTCCAGTGATCCCATTGTCCTTTCCTTTCATCTTGGCAGAGAGGATAGCTGCCTCTATTTTCAGCAACTCTTTTACCATAGAGGAGAAGTCTTTATCGTTGGCAATCATTTCCTTCAGGCGCTTCCGGCCATCAACGGATTTGTACGCTTCCCTCATGTCCTTCAGCATCTGGAAAGAGTCGTTGTCGAGGAGATCTTCAACATCTGTTTCTATGTCCGGGATGTCGGGGAGGGAATCTTCTGCTGATTTTCTCACTTTTCTTAATTCTCTCTTAGACAGATTGCCGCGCTTGTTCGGATTAAAGTTATCGGTTATTTCCCGGTCTTTGGTTTTGCGTCCGCCGGCAGGAGTATCAGCCATGAGTTATCCCTTTATTAAAAACAACAATACAACTTGGGAATGGTGCCGAGTTCTTGCTATCGCCAAACTTTAGCCGACCTTTTATAAATCTTATTTCCTGCGCTTTCATAATAAAATTATGCCAGTATTTTGTATCTGTTCTGCTTGGTATCAGCATCACAACTATTTTTCCTTTGAGACTTTCAGTATACGCCTTCTCACACCATTTACTGATATTGGAATACGGAGGATTAACAAAGTTGCGCCCCCCCCCACTCAATAGACAAACCATCAATTTCCGGATTGGGATTTAATGGGCATGGGTCGAATGTAAACCGGAACTCATCATTTAATTTTTGATAAACATCTTTGGGAGTGGAATAATTATCACAGGAACTTTTAAACATCAATTCCGTGTTCATTCTATTTCCACCCTCTCGCCTGATTCCACGTATCCAGCGCCCCAACCATTATCATAAAGAAGCAGAACACCAACGACCAATCTAAATTGTTCATGTGAAATAAATATGAAATGAAACCGTCCACAAAACTCCTCCCTCAAAAAGTTTATGTATGTTGAAAACTCATTACACTAAAAAAATATTTCTGTCAACTTTAAAATTACCAACCAACCACTTTTTGAATTTTTTCTGAAATTTTCCGGCCGACCGCTTTTGTGCATAGGAAAACTTTTTGGGATTCTGACGATAACAGGAAGGAGTACCTTTCGGGATACTGAGGGAATAAGAATTAGAATATGGAGGTTATATATGTGGTACCCATATTGTAGTGTCATCACCCCCCTCATTCTTTTAATTCAGCCTTGCCCCTTCAACCTGAAAGTAATTCTTTTTGCCCTGGCGCACCTGTTGATAACTCATTATTATAATATGCAGCCGCTAACGTGCTGATTTATAACGTTAGACTAATAATAAAAGTTATGTAAACATGGAGGGTAAAAGTATAGGCAAGTGTATGATTATAAATAGTAATTAGCGTTATTAGTATTAATTATCATGCCTATAATGTTATATGTTTATAATGATATATGCTGTTAATAATACAATACTATATACTTAGGCTAAATGCAACTCAGTTGCAAATAATTACGTACCCACTTGCTATGCAATAGCCATGCCAAAGCCCTTATATATCCAACTTATTGGTATAATTAAATAGTGTTAGGAATTGAAATAGTCATGTTGCCGGCTTCTTGGCGTGTTACGATTTGCGGTTTTGTGTTACTTTAAGCATGATAACACGAATTTATGGAAACGTAACACGAACCGGCGCGCAATAACTGCAAACTCAAGCTATATAAGGATTTGAAGGATTTTGGATTGTTCGAATAATGGGTAAATTAACGGCTTTTGGTAATGAGTATAGATTCCACGCATATTTATAGAAAAATGTTTGTTAATGATATTATGGAGTTAGAGTATTTTACACTATTTCAAATAAAAAAATACTTGACAATATATTATTAATCATTAAAATAAAGGCAAATAGAATAATTAAACTTAGTGGAGGGAATAAGACAATGACAAACACTTGCAAAAATCAGATGTGTATAAGAGGGGATTGCCGGAGATGTGAGTATAGGCCGGAACGAACAAACTTACAAATTGAAACACAAAACGCGGCGGAGTTACTAGGCAATTTGTTTGCCGGATGGTTAGTAGTCACGGCAATCGGATTGATTATCTTAACTGCGATTTATCTTTAAATGGAGGGAACAAGATAATGAAAAATCAAAAATACATTATAGGAACCGTATCACATGGCACAATGAGAAATGAAGATTTAATTCCTGAATTTGTTTACATCTTAAAGCAATTTTCAAAAGGGGAAAATAAGGAACATTACAAGAGATGCAAAGAAATTGAAAAGAACATGAACATTGACGGATATTATGATCTTGAGCAATCTGATTATGATATTGAATTTCTATTCGACGCATTACAAGATTATGCTTTACCTTATTTCTACTTTGGATCACATCCCGGTGACGGTTCAGATTATGGTTACTGGTTAACTGATAATTTTCAAGAAGATTTTGACGGATTAGAAGTTAATGATTTATCAGAGGTCCCGAAAGATTATGCCGGTGAAATTGCAGTTGTTAATGATCACGGGAATATATCTTTATATCATAAAGCAAAAACACAGGAACCTAAAGAAATATGGGCAATAGTTTAATACTTTTAACAAATAAAATTTAATTGGAGGGCATGAACATGAAAAATTTAAAAAGAATGAGATATAACACTATGAACAGTTGGAACCAGTCAACGGCTCCGGCGTATAATTTAAAGGTTCACAATGTTATTGACCGGGAATTGCAAGATAAGGTTTTTGAATTAATGGATTGTGAAGGGTTTTATGATGAAATTAATGGCATGATTGCAGACTTTGACCGTGAAAATGATTATAGTTGGCAAGCTGGCTTTAATGGGCGCAGTGGCGGATATCTGGTTTTATATCGTGGCGGGAAAAAGACAAAACATCTTACAAAGGAAGATTTTAAATCCGATAATGGTTATAATGGGCGCGTATATGTTTCGGATCGTTATGGCTGGAAAAATTACGAAGAGGCCAAAAAGCTGAACCTGGTTGACCGGGAAATTATAACCTCAATTTATTCTAAGCCGGGATTGGAAATTGAAGACAATGAGGTCCCTGGAAATGTTTTGAGGGCATTCAGGAAATTGGCCGTCATGATTGTCAAACACGTTGAATATATGGTGAAAAATGCAAGCATTGACAATGAAGAATATACGGTCACGAAAAGACGAAAAGTTATTAATTATTAACTAACAATAAACTTTATTAAAAGGGGGATTAAGAACATGAATCACAAGACAGTTGTTCAAAGATTTTCAGAAGGGAAGAATTATAGAGGTTCACGGATATTTGCAGAGGGCAATACGCTTTATTCTTACGGCCGACACTTTCCGCTGGCCGTTAGAAGAGGGGAAGAGGGGCAAGAGTGGTATTTGTTGAACGGTGACAAATATAGTGTTTCAACTTCCAAACATCAAGGAATAACTTATTCAGTATTCAGCAATTCGCCCAGGGTAAGTTTTACGGCATTGAACGCGGCTGGAATAAGTTATAATAGCTGCAAGCTGATTGATTTTACCAAAGACGCGCACTTTTCAGTTTATGAAGGCGAAGAAGGTTTTGTTAATTTTAAAAACATTATGCCGGATGGTGCTGAATATCACGAATCAAAAGACGAAGAGGGAAATATTGTTGCAAAGTCATACCATAGAATCGGCGCTGTTATCCTGGAACAAGACAAAAAGCACTTTGTTTGCGGTATGGACGAGGGAAGCTATTTTATTTCATTGCTGCCGAAGAAAGTTAAGACAGTACAGGAAGCTTTTGAAGTATTGAAACCAAAGAAAGTTAGAGAACTTGAAAAGGCTGCCGGTGATCCCACTTCAATACTTAATAGCCTTGAAATATTGCGTCAAGGTGAATGGTTTTTTATTCCCATGTTGACAATGACTATCAAAGAAAAGGATTTTCAGAAGTCGGCAGCTTTACCCAGTGCGGATAGTTCCAGCAATCAACATATTTGCACCAGGCTAAAGAAAATCGGCAAGCGGTATTTTGTCAAGGGTATTATTAGGCACAGAACCCCCCGGACGAATCGGCGCGCAGATCATAAGCCGCTTAAGTTAGGCGAAGGGATTTATGAGGCTTTATGTAATACCGCTAAGGGTAACTGGTCGGCAAGCGGTAGAGTAGATTAATACGGTTTTTTAGTTCTTTAGGCTCTCGGATTTTGGAGGGGATCCGGGAGCCGATAAGAAACTAAAAAAAAGGGAGGGTTTAAATATGGGAAAGAAAGAATATATTTTATTAGATTATAAAGAAGCACTTGAAATTGTTTTATCTATGGCGCAAGCCTGGCAAGATACAGAAGAGGCAGAAGGATTGACAACAACAAAGCAGACAGCCGCCATCGAATGCTTAGAGGCATTAAAAAACAATATAGAATTTTGGTAATAGAGGCAATAAATAACTAAACTTTCAGGGAGGGCTAATCATGGAAATATCGGATCGTAAACTTGAGTTTATGGATCGGGGAAAAGTTGATGGCTTTGTGACGTATTTTTCTTACAGGCAGGGCGATTTTAAAGACACCTTTGGCCGGAAGTATTCCAAAGCGGCGGCAGTGGAAGA